GGATGATGTGTCTGATGAGGTTGCGTTGGACCAGGAGTTGTGGCGGCAGGTTAATTTCGCGATCGGCCGCGGCCGAGTCACGCTGGAGCACATGGAGTGGGAACGTCGGGCGATGAGTTTCCGCGGGTTCGTCGTTGAGCTGCTCGGGGTTGGTGATTGGCCGTCAACGGATGCGTCCGCCGATGTGCTGTTGTCGACGGAGGATTGGTTGGCGCTCGAGGATCCCGGGTCGGTTGTTGTGGACCCGGTCTGCCTTGCGTTCGATGTGTCACCCGACCGGCGCACGTCGATAGCGGCGGCAGGCCGGAACGAGAAGGGTGTGTTGCATGTCGAGCTTGTCGCGTCGGGGCATGGGACAGGGTGGGTCGCGGAACGGCTGAAGGAGCTTTACGGCAAGCATGATGTGGAGTTGATCGTGTGTGACGGGTATGGCCCGTCGGCGGCGATCGCCCGGATGGTCGACGACGCCGGCATCACGGTCAGGCGTTTGGACTCGAACGAGTACGGCGTCGCGTGCGGTGTGTTCGTCGACCAGGTCGGCGAACGAACATTCCGCCATCTCGGCCAGGATGAATTGTTGACCGCGATCCGGGGTGCGAAAGCCCGGCCATTGGTTGACAGGTGGGCTTGGAGCCGGACGAAGTCGACGGTTGACATCTCACCGTTGGTGGCTTGCACGTTGGCGTTGTGGTCGGCGGTCGAGACGGATGTTGGTGAGGTGGCGATCTGGTGAGGTTGTGGCCGTTCGGTGAGAAGGTTGTGCGTGACGTTGAGCCGCTCGAGGGCACGAACATGTCGCTGTTCAACTCGATCATCCCGAACTGGTGGGCCGAGAACGTGACCGGGTCGACGTTGTACGGGTCACCGCAGTTGGCGGAACGGGTTTGGGTTGCTGACCGGTGTATCCAGTTGAACGCGCAGCAGGTCGCGTCGATGCCTTTGAAGTTCAGCGGGTCAGGTGTTGAGCCGGCCTGGATTTCGGCGCCGGACCCGAACTGGTTTCCGAACGGTGTCGGCGACGCGATCCACGCGATCGTCGCGCAAATGTACGGGTGGGGCTTCACATGCCTGTATGTGACCGATTCGTACGCGGACGGGTTTCCGCGCACCTGGACTGTTCTGGATTCGGCGAAGCTGAACGTCCAGCTGGACGGGGGCCGCCGTGCGTACAAGTACGGCGAGGACATGCTCGACCCTAGACGGGTGATCCAGATCGACCGCAACCCCGGGTTGCGTTTGACCGGGACGCCGGCGCTCCGGTCGTATGCGCAGGCCGCCTACGGATTGTTGGCGGCGGGGAACCAGTCGATGAGCGTGAACCAGGGCGGCATTCCGTCCGCGGTGCTGAAGTCGGAGCGGAAGCTGACGAAGGAGCAGGCGGAGGATCTGCAGGAGCAGTGGATGACCCGGACGATGAGCCGGAACGGCGCACCCCCGGTGCTGCCGCCGGAGCTGTCGTTCGAGACGTTGTCGTTCAACCCGTCCGACCTTGCGTTGTTGGAGACGCAGGAGTTCAACGCGAAAGCGATCGCGACCGCGTTCGGTGTTCCCGCCACGTTGTTGAACATGGCGTTGCAGGGAGGGTTGACCTACCAGAACCCGGCTGCGCTGGGTGAGATGTGGTGGCGGTTCGAGCTCCGCCCGACCGCGAAACGGGTCGCGGACGCGTTGACTGCGCAGATGCTGCCACGGGGGCAGTGGGTGTGGTTTGACGCAGCCGACATGTTCGCGCCACTAACGGAACAGGACGCCGAGGATGACCCGCAGCTTTCCCAGGTGGCGAAGGCTTCGCCGGCGCAGCAGCCGCTGGCACCCGTGTCGGCGATCGGAGGATGACATGACCGAGACCATCATCGAAACAGTCACAGTTCTGAGCCGCGTGACCCGTGTGTTCTCTGCCACAGCGACCGCCGGTGAGGGCCGAACAGTCGACGTTCGCATCGTCCCCTACAGCACACCAGCCGATGTTTCCGACGACGGCCGCACCGTCTACCGTGAGGAGTGGGCGCCAGGCGCGTTCGATGCCCAACTCGTCGCCGGCCACCGCCTCAAGGTGCTGCTCAACTTCGAGCATCAAAGCGGCATCGGCAACATCGTCGGCAAGGGAATCATGCTGCGATCTCAGCCGGATGGTCTACACGGGTCATTCGAAATGCGTGACGACGACAATGGAAGGCGGGCTCTGGATCTCGTAAACGACGGGATTCTTGACGGCGTGTCACTCGAAGCGGTCGCAGCGAAAACCATTCACACCACCGGCGGCGTGTACCGCCGCGTGAAGGCGCACCTGCACAACGTCGCGCTTTGCCGCAATCCGGCGTTCCCGGACGCCCGCGTACTGGCCGTCCGTGAGCAACCCAACATTGTGTTCGACGAAGACCTTTTGCCACACCTACCCGACCCGGTGCTGCTCGAGAGGCTCGAACGCGCCGGGATTGCTGTACCCGCAGGACTGAAGGCGCACCCCGTGAACGGCACCCCCTCTTTGGAGGGCACCCCGACAGACGGCACCCGCCATGACGGTGAACCCGAAACCGAATTGGAGGATGCTGACAATGGGAGGAGCGACCCAGAGTGAGCTGCGGCTCGCACGTCTGATCGACGAGCGGGAGCTGATCCGCGGCAAACACGAGAGCAAGCTTGCGGAGATCGAGTCGAGGGACGACAAGACCCTCACGAACACAGACTCGTCACAGCTGACGCTGTACCGGGAGCAGGCGACCGCGATCGACGCGGAAGTCACCGAACTGTACGACGAGATCGAGGCGTCGACGAAAGCGTTCGAGGAGTCGAAGCGGCTCCGCCGTGCGATGGCCGGCACCATCGACGGCGTCGACGTCGTCGACGACGGTGTCGTGTACCGCAGCATGGCCGCGTATGCCCGTGACGTGATCCTGACCGGGAACGGCCGGGAGTGCGGCAAGATCGCGGCGCAGGTCGGCGACCCGCGCGAGCTCGACTCCGCCCGGGAACGGCTCCAGCTGGTCAAGCGCACACCGGCAAACACGCTGACGAGCGACATCGCCGGCCTCAACCCGGCGCAGCACATCTCACAGATCTTCCAGATCATCGACTCATCCCGGCCGCTCGTCGCGACAGCGATCCGGGCCACGCTCGAGCGAGGCGTTTTGACATACCCGCAGATCGACACGTCACCGAGCGTCGCGGTACAGACGACACAGAAGACCGAGGCAGGCAACCAGGGCTTGGACGTGTCGATGGTCACCGCGACCGCGTCCACCTACCTGGGCGGCGGCGACCTGTCGTGGCAGGCGATCAACTGGTCGAGCCCGAACGCGCTAGATCTGTGGTTCCAGCTCGTCGCAGCCGACTACGCGCTGAAGACGGAGCAGGACGCCGCGCAGGCGTTGCAGCATTCCGGGTTCTCGAACAACATCTCGTCGACGATCTCGGGGACACCGACGTTCGCGCAGTTCATGACCGCGGTCGGTGCCGGCTACGCCGACGTGTTCGCGAACAGCGGCCGTGTCGCCGACACCGTGTACATGGCCCCCGACCGGTTCGGCTACCTCCTCGGTTTGACCTCGGACGCGTTCACGCAGTTCACGAACGTGTCCGGCACGAACATCGGGCCCCTCAACGTTGTCGTGTCGAGAGGCATGGACTCCGGGGTTGTCGTTGTCGGTGACCGGTCAGGGCTGCTCGTCGCCGAGACCGCCGGTGCCCCGGTCGAACTCAGGGTTGTCGAGCCGGCGATCGGCGGTGTCGAGGTTGGCCTTATCGGCGCGTTCGAAGCTGTTGTCGTCGACGACGGCGCGTTCGCGATGATCACGACCGCCAGCTAATCGCGATGACTGTCGGTATCGCAGCGAGCGTCGCGAACTCATGGCTCGACGGATTGGGGAACGCCACCAACTGGACGGCACCGACGGCGTTCTGGGTGAAGCTCCACACCGGCGACCCCGGGTCCGCCGGTGCGACCGCGGCGGCCGGTGAAACAACCCGGAAACAGGCGTCGTTCGCAGCCGCGTCGGCCGGGACGATCACAACCGACGCGGACATCAGCTGGGCAAACGTGAGCACAAGCGAGACGTACTCGCATGTGTCGTACTGGACGGCGTCGACGTCGGGGACGTTCCTCGGCTCCGACGACCTCACAACCCCTAGGGCTGTTGTTGCCGGCGACAACTTCACGATCGCGTCCGGCGACATCGACCTCGCAATCACACCGGTCGCCGCGTAAATGGCGACCGGAACCATTGAGCTGCTCCCCGGCGCCGCCGTCTTCCCGGACGGGTCAACGTCGAACCTCGCGCCCGCGTTGACACGCCGGCAGGGAACACAGACCGGCGCGAAAGCGCATTTCCTGACCGTCGACTTCGACGGCGCCGGCGCGTTGGAGCAATGCTACTGGGCTTTCAGGGTCCCCGCCGACTACAGCTCCGGCGGGGCCCTGATCGTGCAGTGGCAGCTAAACGCAACCTCGAACGCCGTGAAATGGCAAGCGAAAGTGGGTGCGGTCACCGCCGCTGACGCCGACACCGTTTTGGAGCATGCGTTCGGGTCGGCGGCGACCGTGACCACGAACGTCAACACCACCGAGGCGAGACGGCTTGTTGACTCGTCGATCACGCTGACAATGGACAGCGCAGCCGCCGGTGATTATCTGACGTTGATGCTGTACCGCGACTCGGCGGACGCAGCGGACACCGCAACCCAGGACGCCGAAGTGTTGGCGGCCGTGTTCGAGTACACCACCACGTAGATGCCTGCCCGGCATTTCACGAAAGCGTCGAGCGAGTATGTGTCGTTGGCGCTTGGCGCGGTGCCGGTGTTCGGGCCTGCCACCGTAGTTGCGCTGCTACGGAAAGCCAGCGACTCGGGCGGAAACCAAGTCGTCTTCCAGGCCGGTGACGGGGCCGACCCCGACATCTGGCTGTTCTACATCAATGGCGCAGGCAACAACGGGATGCGGCTGTTCACCGGAGTCACCGACATCGGTGACAACGGCGCTAACTACGAAATCGCCTCCAGCGAAGGCTGGGCGCTGATCGGATTCACAAAGGCGACAGGGTCGGTCACGGCACGGGTTCACAAGTACGTCTACTCGACAAACGCGGTCACGCACGCCGCCACCACAACGGCCGCGAACAGCGGCACACCGCTGTCGAACAACGGGATCGGCAGCTTCAACACCGGGTCAGGCGACTACTTCGACGGTGACATCGCCGCCGTCGGCGTCTGGAACGTCGCCATGACAGACGGACAGTTCGAGGCGCTCCCGTTCTCGCTGAAAGCCTGGTATGCGCCGGCCACCCCGAAAGGCTTGTGGCTGCTCGACCAGGACGCCGTCGCGCAGAAAATCGTTGATCTGACGGGTGGCGGCGCGAACGAGAACGGCCGCTCAGGCACAACGGTCGGGACGGGCAGTGTGCCGGTGTTCACGTATGGCGCACCCGTCATCGTGCGGACACGACAGACCAGCGGCGGCGTAACAACCCATTTCGGTGCGGCCGCCACCACGCTGACGTTCTCATCGACGACCGTCGGCACCCGGAAACGTTTCGGCGCCGCCGTGACACCCCTTGTGTTCTCGGCGACCGACGTGGGCAGGGTCACCGCGAAAAGTTCTGCGACCCTCACCGAGACGTTCGGTGCGGTAACAGCCGGCAAACGCACCAGGCTCGGCGCTGCAACGCTGACCGAGACGTTCACCGCCACAACGACCGGCACCCGCACCCGGTTCGGAGCGGCGGCGGCCACATTCACGTTCAACGCGACAACGACCGGCAGACCAGGTGAGGAGGGCACGCTCGAGCTCGGCCTCACCTTCAACGCGACCACAGCCGGGGCCCGCACAACCCGCAGCGCCGCGTCACTGACGGAGACGTTCACGGCGTCGACGAGCGGTGAGGTCGAAGGGCGTGTCACCGGTGCCGCTTCGCTGACCGAGACGTTCACCGCGACAACCGGCCCCGGCAAGCTGACCGCGAAAAGCTCGCTGAGCCTCACCGAGACCATCACACGGGTCACGGTTGGCAGGCTGACCGCGAAAGCCCTGGCGGCGCTGACCGAGACGTTCCATGCGACCACGTCAGGCCGGCTTGCGTCCAGCGGCGCCGCATCGTTGACCTTAACGTTCCATGCGACAACGGAGCCGTTCGAAGGTGTTTTGCTGCTCGACGAGATCCGTGGAGGCGGCATCGTCGGCGCGACCGTCGGCCGCATCGAGACACCAACCACAGGAGTGATCGGCTGATGGCACAGGTGATCACGTTCGAGGGCTACACCCCCGCACCCAGGACAGACGGGTTGCCGTGGACGCAGGCCCGCATCGACGAGGCCGACACCAGCCTCGGCGACTCCGTCACGGGTGATTGGCTCACCATCGACACCGTCGACCTCGACCCCGTCGACGCGGACCCGTCCTTGCCGCAGCCCCACACGATCACGACAGAGCTTGCATCCGACACCGCCGGGCTCTGGTATCGCATCGTGTTCCTCGACGCATCAGGCGACTTCGGCCTACCCACCACACCCGTCCAGAACGTCGTCTCGGCGACGCCGTACGCGACGATCGGCGAGCTCGCACGGATCCTCAAGCTGCGGCCGCCACGGCCGACCGACGCTGAACGAGCGGCGATGGAACGAGTGCTGATCACGGCCGCAGGCGAGATCGACGCGGAAGTGAACAGGGCCGCAGACCTGCCGCTCGCCGGATGGGAGCTCGCACTGGCCGCCGAGGTCAACCTCGAACGCGCCGTAGAGCATTGGCGGCAGCAGGAGTCGCCGTTCGGGATCATCGGGTTGGGCGCAGAGTTCGGCGCAACCCACACCGCGAGGGATTCATGGGAACGGCACGCGCACAAGCTCGCACCGTTGAAAGGGCAGTGGGGGCTCGCGTGAGCTCGCTTGCTGGTCTCCTCGACGAGATCGTCGACACGCTCACCGACACCGTGTCCACGGACGGGTTCCCTGTGCAGGTCACACGGGGCTACAACTTCAACCCGACACCGCCTGCGCTGGACGTGTATCCGGGGGAGCCGTTCGGTGACATAACCGGCGCCGGGTTCGGCGACCTCGAAGGCCGCCTCTTCGTCACCGTCCGCGCCAGGGTTCAAACAGCCGACACCACAGCAGGGCAGGAGCTGTTGCTGGCGTTCATGGACGTCGAGGACGACCTGTCCGTCACCGCCGCACTGATGGCCGACCAAACCCTGAACGGACATGTCCATTCGGTGCTTGTAGGTTCGCCGACCGGGTTCCGGCAGTATCTCGACTCCGGATCCGAAGGGTCGTTGCTCGGCTGCGAATGGCCCGTCACGCTGCTCCGGGCGTACTCGTGACAGCGGTTATGGCCGAAACGGTGACGATCAGCCTCGAAGCGGTGTGCGACCACCAGGAGTGCGCCGAGCTCGCCTACCCGCTCCACGAGAAGCTCGGCGGCGGCGGCTACAGCTGGCCGTGCTCCGTGCTCGAGCTGCCCGACACGATCATTCAGTGGGAGACACGCCATCGGACCGCACGGAAACGTGCGAACCGGTGCGAGCAGGACGGTTACAGGTTCGCCGCGATCAGGAGGGAGGAGCACGAGGATGACGTGTACGAGATCAACACCAGCGCCGAGCATCGCCAGGGCAGACGCATGTCAGACACTTACCGGCTCCGCCCCGTCCTCTCACCGCTGCCCGACTACCCGTGCCCGCGGCATGCGATCAGTGCGTACGGCGTCCATGGCCCCGACGGGCCGGTCGTCGCATACACCTGGGTGTACCGCGTCGGTCAGCTTGTCATGTTCTCCACGATCCTCGGCCACGCCGCCCATCTGCAACGGCATGTGATGTACCTGCTCGTCCGTGGCGTCCTCGCTGCGCAGCTCGGCGAGCCCGGGGCTGCGTTCTACAACATGCATAACTCGGGAACCGACGGGCTCCGGTTCTTCAAAGAACGCTGCGGCTTCCAGCCGGCCCGTGTCAGGTGGGAGCTCGGATGACAGCACCCGTGTCGCTCGAGCAGATCCGTTCCGACCCGGAAGGTCAGTCATACCCGTGCGACCTCCTACAGGGGCTTACAACGGCTCTCGTGGTGTTCTCCGCCGGGTTCCACGGCCGCCAGGATGCCTACTGGGTCGCCGCCGCCGGACTGACCGCGACGTGTGTCGACATCCGGCCCGCCGACGCGATGGCTGCCGTCTACCCGGCCGACTGGGAGTTCGTGCAGGCCGACGCATACGACTACGCAGACGAGCAGGTTCTCCGAGGCCGCGGCTTCGACATCGTGTCGCTCGACCCGCCGACCGGGCAGTTCACCCGCTGCGGCGAAAACCTCTATCTGTGGTGCGCACTCGCACGATCCGTGGTCGTGCTCGGCGTCGGCGTCGACACCGCCCTCTCGCTCCCGGCCGGCTGGACGCTGACCGACATACGGTTCCGGTCAGGCTTCCGCGGCGGCGTCTACTGGGCCGTCCTGGAGCGGCAGTGACCCGGGACGTCACCGCCTGTCTTGTCACCCGCGGCGACCAGCCCGCCATGATCAAACGGATCCGCGAGTCGCTGATCTTCCGAGACGTGGTCGTGTGGGACAACGCGGTGCGGCCCGACTGGAAAGTCGCGGGCCGCTACATGGCCGCCGCCGAAGCGACCACCGAGTATGTGTATTTCCAGGACGACGACGTCGTCGTCCCTGACACGACACAGCAGGAGCTCGCATCCATGGCCGGGCCGGGGCTTGCGGTCACGAACTGGGCGCACGGCAACACACCGGACGGCTACCAGGACATCCCGCTCGTCGGCGCCGGCGCCGTCATAGACCGCACCACCGTCCTCGAAACCTTGTTCCGTTACGCGCAGCAGCATCCGCTCGACGACGAGTTCAAGTATGAGGCGGACTTCGTGCTCGGTGCGCTCTACCCGGACTGGCTGTCGGTGCGGCTGCCGTTCGAGATCGTGTTGCCTGTCGCGCAGCACCCGTCACGGCTCTGCAACCAGCCGTGGCAGCAGCAGCTCAAACAGAAACTCACCGACCGGGCGCGTGCGTTGAGGCCGGTGCCCGCATGAGGCGTGACGCGCCGTTCCAGCCCCGTGATCTCGCCGAACTCGACCTGCGGCTACTCAACAGGGCCGCCGCCGTCGTGCCGATGAGGACGATCGCGGCCGGTGAGACAGACCGGGAGCTGATCGGGTTGCGCCACGACGTCGACAACCACATCGGGCCGGCCGTCAGGTTCGCGGAATGGGAGGCAGACCGCGGCTACC